TCGATCTCCGGTGTGTGGTGAGTCCTGGCGGACTCAGTGGGGTGCCAGGGGATGGACCACCACCGGGATCGGGCCGACTGCCCGCGGGACCGGAGTCCCTATGTCAAGGATCTGAGGGGGTCACCCCTGTGGAGGGGTGACCGTGTAGCCGTGCGCTTCGAGGAGCGCAATGGCGGCCGCGATGTCGTTCGCGGGGAGCGCCGGCCTTGATGCCGGTGTGTGGGCCAGCTCGGCGGCTAGGCCTCGGTAGAGGCGTGCGTCGGCTTCGGCCAGCTCACGGAGCGAAGCCCGGAGCGTGTCTGCGATGACTCCCATGGGTGGTGGTGCGGGGCCTCTCCACTGTGCACCAGATCGTCACTGGGGGCGGGTGGTGCGTCCGTACTGTTTTCGGCGGGATCCGTTGCGCTGGAACGGGTCTGGCGGACGTGTGCCGGTGACGTTGTGGCACACATAAGCGGAAACTGGCACAGCCGCTGCACAAGGCAAGCGGCGTTTCAGGGCCCAACTGGCACAAGGCGCGGCAAGTTTCGTAGCTGGTGATACTGAACAGAGCAGACGTACTACCGCCGGGATACATTGCAGCGCAACGGATCTGCCCATCTTGGTACAGCCGTACTTGTGGAGAAGTCGTGTTTCCACAGGTGAACACTCGGGCGCTTCACACTCAGTCGCAAACAGGGGTGAGCGGATGTACTAGGGGCTCAGATCACTTGCGCTGCAGTCGTTTCGGGTGATAAGTGGTGCGTCTGTATCACCACTCCCCCACCCTGACGCACCGGACCAGCCGCGCGCCGCGGCCGGCCAGCTCGAGGCCCGACAGGATCGCAGCCGCTGCCGTCACCGCCATCACCTGGTGGGTGCCGTTGGTCGTCACCACGTCCCACGGGCCCGCTGGCGTCGGCCAGGACGGGTGGCGCAGGCGCGTGGGCTGGCGGATGGTCATGCCTTCAGCGCCCGCTGCAGGGACGAACGGCTGACGCCACACAGGCTGGCGGCCAGACGCTGGGACCGCCGTTCGACGCGCACCAGATGGATGGCGCGCTCCATCGGGTCGGTCGGCCGTGCCGGGGGTGCCACGTTGGCCGGGGCCATCGCGGCGGCCTGCGCCATCACCAGCAGCGCCACGGGTGCCGGGGTGGGTTCCATCGTTTGCACGGCGGCTTCCACTGCAGCGTGGCGAGCTTCCACTGTTGGCACCCACAGGCGCACCCACAGCCGCGCCAGCCGGTCGTTCGCCCTGTGCACCCAGCGGCCGGTGAACTCCCCGGCCAGGTACACGCCGACCGCAAACGCGATCAGCCCATGCCAGACGATCTGGCCGACCTCGGCCCAGTCGATCTGACTCTCGATCCAGACCAGCGTGCGCCAGGCGCGGCCGGTGTAGTGGCCAGCAGTGCCGGCCCAGGTGGTGGTGGTCATGATCTTGCCCTCCAGGGCGAATGGTTTCACGACAGCGGCGCGCTCGGCCTGCTGGCGTGATCGGAGTATAGATCTGCCGGTTGAGTTGTGCAGGGCGGATTGTCGCAGTCCGTCATAATCCAGACTGCGATCCCGCCCCGATTTTGCCGGCCTACTCCGACAACACCCCACTGCGGAGGATCTTGCTGATCTGCTCGTCGATCTGCCGAGCGTGCCAGGCGAGGCTGACCAGCTCAACGCGATCTCCCCAGGTGATCTGGGTGGGTCCGGCGGAGCGTAGGGCGCGCTGGGGCGCGGGCTGCGCAGGTGGCACCTGCTTGGGCTGCTGGCGACGGGCTGGCTGTGGGCGGCGGCCCTGGGCGGCCACCTCCAGGAACCAGCCGTCCATCCACACCGCGAAGGCCGGCGAGATCCAGCGGGCGAGGTCAACCGCCAGGCGCGGGTGGATCCAGGTGCCGCGCTGTTCGTTCGGGCCCGTGGTGATGGTCTGCCTCAGAAGGTCAGTCGGGATTCCGACGGACCCCGAGAGGGCCTCCATGTACTGGGATGTCCGGTCGTTGGCCATGTAGTGGGGGAGGTGCTTCCCGCCGGCTTTGGCCATGGCCGTGGCGTTCACGTAGCCGTCGATCAGTCGACGCTGGATGGCGGTGCCCTCCCAGGCCCGCACATCGAGCGCCGTGCCGTTCAGCCCCAGCCGCTGCCGGTAGGCATCGGTGCGGCACGCGCCGGAGCAGTAGACGTGCTGGCGGTTGCTGGCCATGAACTCAGCGCCGCAGTGGACGCAGGTGGTGATGCTGCGCATCGATCAGGCCTCCACCGTGAAGGAGAGATCACCCATGCCTTCGAGTGCCAGGACGGCCTGCGCCGCTTCCATGGCCTCTTCTGTGGTGGCGAAGTCGTTGACGGGGTAGCCGGCGAGCCACAGCAGGTAGCTGTCGCGATCGGCAAACGGCCGTCCGCCGGGCATGCCGGCAGGCGTGCAGGAGCACTTCATATTCGTTCCCGCTCGGGGCGGGGCTACACGATGTCCCGGTACTGCTACCGAGTGATCTGATTCTGGAGCTCTGCGCTCCGAATTGTCAACCGGGCCTCCAGTGGAGTTGCAGAGGGCGTCGTGCGGCACCCTCACCCCTGCGCTTCTTTCCAGTCAGGGACTGGTGTTGTATCCGCGCCGACCCGGCACTGGCAGACTACGCCGGCCCCACCCTGGTGATCAGGTACCCCGGGTCGGCCCTGCTCCCGGCCTTGTAGTCGATCAGCCCGTAGCGTTTCAGCTTGCCCATCCGGGTGCTCAGGGACGCCTGACAGCTAAGCCCCATCACCAGCAGCAGGCTCTCGACCGACAGTCTATGCTTCGGCGACGGCTGCATCTGCGCCAGCACCAGGCAGTCGATGATTACGGCGTTCGGCAGCCGGTGACGCTCCGCCAGCAGGTGGTCGATCAGGTCGGTCATGGCTGGCCCACCACCCGCCTGAGCTCAGCCGCCGCGGTGGTGACCACCTGCTGCTGCGGCAACCAGCCCAGGCCGGTGGCGTGCTGCTGGTGGAGCTGGATCCCGGCGGCGATCAGCAGACCGGGCAGAAAGAACAGCGAGAGCCGCTTCATGCCGCCCTCCAAGCACGCTCCAGCACCCGGCGGCGGCGGCGCAGGTCATCACCGCAGGCCTCGACACGCACCTGCAGGTTGTGGGCGCAGACCGGGGGCATGCCCTGCAGCAGCACATTCAGCTCCACCGCCTGCATGTCGGCCTCGGCATCAAGCCGTGCCTGCCGGTCCTCTTCCGCCAGGTGCCGGTCTAGGTCGGCCATCACTGGGTCCATAGGTGATCTCAATCAAGATCAAGACTACATCATTCCCGCGTTACGTCTTACACGTAACGCCGCAGGTCGCCATCCTGACTAAGACCGGTACACTGCCCTTGTACCCAGCCCTGCGGTCGTGGCAGACGATGTTGTCGTCGATGAGCAGGGCCGCCCATGGCACCAGACGACCGATCCCGTCCTCTGGGCCCGGGCGTTCATGGCTGCCAACCCGGGCCACAGGATCCAGGAAGACCCTGAAGAAAACGAGTCGGTGATGGCCGACTGGTTCGCCCTTGCCCTCTCTGCTCGCCAACCATGACCACCCTGCCCCTGGCCGACCTGCGGCCGGACCCCCGCAACGCCCGCCGGCGCACGCCGCGATCCAAGGCGCTGCTGGATCAATCGCTCAGCCAGTTCGGCGCCGCACGCTCGATCGTCATCGATGAGGAGGGGACGATCCTGGCCGGCAACGGCACCGTCGAGGCGGCCGCCGCCGCGGGGATCACGAAGGTGCAGGTGGTCGATGCCGACGGCGACACGCTGATCGCGGTGCGCCGTTCCGACCTATCCCCCGACGAGAAGATCGGCCTCGCGCTGGCCGACAACCGCACCGCCGACCTGGCGGAATGGGATGTCCCGCAACTCGAGGAACTGGCCACAACCGTGCCGGACATCCTGGGGCAGTGGTTCACCGCGGCCGACATGGCCGACCTGGCCGGTGATGAGGAGGAGCCCGACGACCCCGAAGAGGATCCCGACGAACCGGACGACGCCGACCCGACGATGGGACAGCCGTTGGCGATCGTCCTCAGCCCCCAGGAGTTCCGCCTCTGGCGCCAGGCGAAGGAGCAGCTCGGCTACTCCACCGACCGCTCCGCCCTGCTGAAACTCGCGCAGGACTTCCTCGATCAGGTGCAGGCCCGTGGGTGATGGGATCCGCCTCTACGCCGGGGAGTTCCTCACCCACCCGGCGGGACTGGAGCTGTCGATGAACTGGTGTACCCATGCGTGCTCCTACTGCTTCTCAAACGCCATGAAGCCCGATCGCCGGGCTGACCTGTCGCAGATTGTCGGGCTGATCTCCAACTTCCGCCACCGCACCACCCGCGAGGCGCGGCTGCTGCAGGCTCAGGTGCCGCTGCTGGTGTCGAACCACGTCGACCCGTTCGCTGGCACCAACGCGACGCAGTTCGAGCCGATCTGGGAGCTGCTGGTGGCCCAGGGCATCCCGATCACCTGGCAGACCCGCGGGGCGCACAAGCCGCAGCGGGCGTTCCTTGATCGGGTGATCCGCGAGACGCCACCTTCCGTCTGGTACATCTCGATCCCGATGACCGATGAAGGGATCCGGCAGCGCATCGAGCCGCGGGCGCCGGCCCTCGACAGCCGCTTCGCCCTCATCGACGACCTGATCGCTGCCGGGCACACGGTCACGGTGGGCATCAACCCGATCAGCACCGCCTGGCTGCCTGATTTCCACCCCCTCATCGACCGCCTGGCGGCGGCTGGTGTGGGGGGCGTGTGGGTGGAGCCGATTTACTTCTCCAAGGCCTTCAAGGGCAACCTCCGCCCCGATCAGATCGCCGCCCTCGATCCAGCGTTCATCGCCGCGGCTGGTGATCGCGGCCGCCCGGAGGACCGCCAGCATGCTGCCGCCGCCCGGGCCTACGCCCTCGAGGTGGGCATGCAGTCGTTCAGCACCTCCTCCTCCGAGCCGAGCCAGTTCTTCGACCCGTGGCACACCATCTATCCGCGGGTGATGCCCTACTGGCAGCAGGTGATCAACGCCGCTGACGGCAGCCTGGAGCCCGGCGACGACGAATCGGTGGCGGTGATCACCATGGCCGATGCGCTGAGCGTGCTGGAACCGCTGCCAGAACTGGACTGGGCGGAACCATTGCGGCACCGCCGGGCCCGTCACTATCGCGCCCTCACTGAGGCGTTCCCTGGCGGCCCGCTGCCGCGGCAGGACGTGGCGGGGTTCTGGCGGATCGTCTGGAACGATGAGCTCTTCGCCAAAGGCCTGGGGATCCTCTCCTACCCGCGCTGTGCGTTCGCTGCGGTGATCGATGGCGAGGAGATCACCCCGCTGCTCGATGACCAGGGCCACCGCATCGTGGTCTACCGCCGCACACCCTGGCCGCACCTCTACGCGCACATGCCGGAACTGGACTGAGCGGGAAAACTCAGACAGTGGCTACTGAGGCTTTATGGCTGGGTACGGCAGTGGGCGTGGCGGCGGTGGCCGGGGTCGCGGCGGGCGCGGTGGTGCTGGCCGTGTGCTCCCTGGTCGCCCTGGGCAGGTGAGTGGTGGCGGGCGTGGCGCGGGGAGGGGCATCAACTCCCGCATCTTCCAAAGCACTCGGACTGGGCGTTCATCGGAAGACCGCCCCAGCCCCGTAAGGCTGGCCGTCCTCGACAGATGACCTCCGCACCGGGAGTCATGGCCGGCTCGCGCCTCCCCTGACGCCCCCGTAACCCGCGACACCTCCCGCCCCGCCTGGCTTCTCCCTCGGCGGGGCTGATTCGTAGTGCGATTCTGTGACGCTGCCGTTACGATGGCGTCACCACAGTCTCAGTCTGGATGGAGACCACCGGCGACCCCAAGCCATGGGAGCAGCAGCCCGGTGAATCCGACCGTGACTTCGAGGCGTTTCAGATCTGGGTGGCACTGCAGCCAGGCGGCACCAAGCAGGCGGTCGCCGATCGCCTCTGCTGCTCCCGCCCGCTGATCCACAAGATCGCCAAGCGTTGGGACTGGCCGGCGCGCCTCGCCGCGTTCCACAAGCACCAGCCGTCCGGGCCCGCCCCCGCCGAGCTACTCGCGCCGCAGGACACCGCCGCTGTCCTGATCGAGAACGTCCTCTCGGATCAGCAGGTCTCGCACCTGCAGAAGATTTCCGACTATCAGGCCCGTGCCGAGCGCCTGGGCAATGCGCAGATCTCCATCGCCGGCCAGCTGCTGCAGATCGTCCAGCAGCGCCTCACTCAGCACCGCGACGGGAAGATCCACCGCTTGCCCACCGACATGGAACGCCTCATCCGGGCCGCCACCATCGCCATGACCTCCGGTCACAAGCTCGTCGGGGATGCGTTGGGCATCGAGGAGCTGTTCCTCACCATGCAGCAGCACCTGCAGGCCGATGACCCGGCACTGAAGCCGCCGGAACCTCTGGACGTCTCCACCACCTGATGGCCACGATCGACCTGGCCAAGCGTTCTCTCCGGCGTGGCGTGGCCAGGAACTACGGCCACAGCCTCACGGTCGAGGCACTCAGGAAGCGGAACCAGCAGCTCCAGGCCACCGCACCAGCCGACACCTACGACAAGACCTTCGAGGAGTACATCCGCGACTGCTACCCGAAGTTTCCCTTCACGAAGCACACCCGCCGGCTGATTGCCCTAGGGCAGAAGGTGGCCGATGGCGTCCTCCGCCGGCTGATGGTGGAGCTCCCGCCGCGGCACTGGAAGAGCACGATCTTCTCCCGATTTCTCCCCGGCTATTGCCTGCGCCGCTACCCCGATCGCACCGTCGGCATCGGCTGCCACACCGCCAAGCTGGCCGAAGACTTCAGCCGCACCGCGAGGGACTACTTCATCAAGTCCGGCGGCGCCATCAACCCGGCGAAGGCCGGTGTGCAGGAATGGGGCACGAAGGGTATCGGCGGTCTCTGGGCCGTCGGCGTTGGCGGCGGCACCGGCAAGCCGGCCGACTTCCTGATCATCGATGACCCGATCAAGTCCAGGGAGGCCGCCGAATCAGCGGCCTGGCGACGGCAGATCCACTCCTGGTGGGATTCGGTGCTCAGCACCCGGGAAGAGCCGGGCAACAGCATCGTCATCGTCCACACCCGCTGGCATGACGCGGACCTGATCGGCTACCTCCTCACGAAGATGGAGGAGCTGGAGAAGGAAGGCCTGGGGCACCTGGCCGAGACGTGGCACGCCGTCTCGCTGCCCATCGAGGCACCGCCCGCGAACGACATCAAGCCGTTCCCGCGGCGCTGCACCGTCGAGCCGGACGACCGCCAGCCCGGCGAAGCCCTCGATCCGACCCGCTTCGATGAGGAGTGGATCCAGCGCAAGCGGGCGAACACCCCCGATCGTGATTGGGAAGCGATCTACCAGCAGCGGCCATCGGCGGCGGCCGGCTCGATTTTCAAGGCCTCCACGTTCCGGTTCTACGGCACTGCTGAGCAGCCGGGCAACCCTGGCGATCTGGTCCGGCCGGCCCGGTTCAACCGCCTGATCGCGTCGATCGACTGCACCTTCAAGGACAGCGCCGGCAGCGACATGGTGGCGTTCGGCCTCTGGGGCCAGAACGAGCAGGGGATGTGGTTGATCGACTTCATCAATCAGCAGCTCGATTTCCCCGACACCGTCGACACCATCAAGCTGCAGCACCCGCACTGGCAGTTCCGTGAGCTGCTGGTGGAGGACAAGGCCAACGGCTCGGCGGTGATCTCCACGCTGAAGCGTGAAGCGGGCGGCTACTCGCTGATTGAAGTGAACCCCTACGGCGGCAAGGTGCCACGGGCGAACGCCGCCAGCGTGCAGTTCAACCAGGGCCGCGTGTTCCTGCCGCGCAACCATCGGGAGATCAGCGTCTACACCCAGCAGCTGCTGGCGTTCCCCTCCGGCACCTACGACGACCTGGTGGACATGACCAGCCAAGCGCTGAACTACGTGGCCGGCACCGGACCGATGCAGGTGACCGAAGTGAGCTGGGGCTACGGCGCGCCGGCGATAGACCTGTCGGCGATGGATCCCGCGGACCGGATGGGCTGGCCGGATGCGGTGCTTGAAGACCCGGAGACCTACTTCCCGGATCCGGAGGCCGCCTTCATGTGGTGACCACCGCCGCCCGTCCTTCGCAACCCTGAACCATGGCCACGATCACCCGCACCAGAACCACCCGCCGCAGCAGCCGACGATCACCGGCGACACCGCCGGACCTCTCGCGCCTGGGCAGCTTCCCGCCGCCGACCGCCACCTCTGAGCAGCTGGCAGTGGACAATCTCAAGCTGGCCAGCGATCGGGCCAGGAAGTTCGCCGCGGCGACGAAGATGCAGGGCATCCAGGCGGACCTCGAGGCGGTGGCCTGGACCGGGCTGCTCAACGCCTGCCGGCGGTACGACCCGGGGCGCCTCAACCCGGCGACGGGCCGGCCGTATTCGATCTCCACCGCCGCGGTCCCGTTCATCGATGGCGCCATGCGCCGCTACCTCAGGGACAAGGGCCACGCGATCAAGTTCCCCAACGAGTGGCGGGAGAAGGCGCCCAGGGCCCGGCGGGAGGTGCTCAGCAACAAGAAGACCATTGAGGAGGCCGCCGCCCTGGTGGGTATGGACCCGCTCGATGTCGGCGAGATGCTCCACTGCATGGGTCCGACCGGCGAGATCCAGGATGAGCAGTTCCAGGTGGGCGGCCGCGAGCCGGACCTGCCGGATGAGGAGGGCGCCGCTGAGTTCGCCGCGGAGCTGGAGCTGGCACGCAAGGCGCTCGACATGCTTGGCGACGACAGCGGGCTGATGATCGAGTGGTGGCACACCTCCCGGCGCCGGGCCTGCCCATCGGGGCCGCTGCAGCAGTTCCAGCGCCGTGCTCGCCGGCTCAGGGCGAAGGAGGCGCCGCAGGAAAGCTACCGGCAGGGCCTGCTGCTGTCCCCCGAGGTGATGTTCGCGCGCGTCGAGGCGCTCGGCCTGCTGCCGGAAAACTGAGGCAGATACGGCCGCAGGCGAATGGCGCTGGTTCGCCTGAATCACCCCACCGACGATCCCGCTCTTCCCTCCTTCGTGCATCCCCTCTTGCTGGAGGTGATGGACGACCTGGAGACGACGCTCGACTGCTGGAACGGGCTGAAGGGCGCGAAGGAGAAGTATCTGCCGAAGGAACCACGGGAGCCGAAGAAGGCCTATGAAGGCCGGCTGATGCGGTCGTCGTTCAATTCGTTCTTCCGCGATGCCATCAACGCCTTCGCCGGGGTGCTGTCCCGCTACGAGCTCACCGATGCGCCGCCATCGTTCCAGCAGCACCTGAACAACATCGACGGGCAGGGCAACAGCCTCCGCTCGTTCCTGATGAAGGCGGACACCTGGACGATGCGCGATGGCGGCAGCCTCCTGCTGGCCGACATGCCCCCGGCGCCGGAAGAGGGTGCCACCCGGGCGGACACCAGGGACCGGCGGCCGTACCTGTCGCTGGTGAACCGTCGCAACCTGGTGAACTTCGAGCCGTTGCCCGGCGGCCAGGCGCGCGCGCTGACGATCCTCGAGGTGCAGGAGAAGCGGGTTGGGCTGTTCGGCGTGGAGTACGTGCCGCGGTTCCGCGTGATGCGCGATGGCATGTGGGCCGTCTACGACGTGATCGGGGAGGGCAAGGTCTGGACCGCGACGGTGGCGCAGTACGACGACGGCCGGCCCATGGCCGGGGTGTTCCGCGCGGCGTCTGGCGCTGAGCTGTCGGCGCCGCCGGTGCGGTGGTACTCGGGCACGAATGAAGGCTTCGGGCAGGGTGACATCGGCCTGCTGCCGCTGGCGAACTACGCCCTGGATCACTTCCGCGAATACTCCGACCTGAAGGAGCTGCTGCACAAGACCGCCATCCCGGTGCCGGTGCGCGAGGGGGTGCTCGGCACGGGCCCGGGCAACAGCACGCCGCCGATGGTGCTCGGCTCCAACAGCGGCATTGACCTCCCCGCCGGCGGCAAGTTCCACTTCGCCGAGGTGACCGGCGCCGCCCTGGGCAAGCATGAAGAGCACCTGGTGCACATCGAGAACCTGATCGATCGCAAGACCCTCGCGTTCCTGTTCAGCGGCGCCCAGAAGACCGCGACGCAGGCGAACCTGGAATCGGTGCAGATGCAGGCCACCCTGCAGAGCATCGGTGAGGCCAAGGTCAGCGTCGTCCAGTCGCTGATGGAGCTCTGGTGCCAGTTCAGCGGTGAAACCCTCGCCCCCACCGCCGGCATCGAGCTGGCGGAGGGGATCTTCGATGAGCCGCTCACCGTCGAGAAGTTGGGCCTCGCCGAGCGCCTCTACGACCGCGACCTGCTCAGCCGCCGCACCGTCCTCTACCTGCAGCAGAAGATGGGCCTCCTGCCCCCCGGGCAGACCATCGACAAGGAACTGGAGTCGATCGCCGCTGATGAACCGGAACCGCCCGCGCCGATCGGCATCAACGACCTGGAAGACGGTGACGAGGATCTGTGAGCGTCCGGATCGGCGATCAGGTGCTGCAGCTGGCGGAGGACTATGGCGCCGCCATCGATGTGCTCGGGGACCAGATGGCGGCGAACACCACCGCCGCGGCACGCTCGTCGCTCAATGCCCTCCTGGGCAAGCTGCGCCGCTCCTATCTGCGGTTCCTCGATGAGGGCACACCCAGCAGCACGACGGCCCAGGGCGCCCCGCGGCGGCCGCTGGAGTACACGATCCGCGAGACCACGGCCCGCTACGCCGACCTGCTGAAGATCAGCGCCGAGTTCCTCCCCGACACGGAGATCAAGGCGCTGGAGAAGACCTACAGGAAAGACCTGGCGGAAGCGATCGGGAAAGGCGGTGAACTGCAGGCCCAGCTGGCTTCGCTGGTGGATCGTCGCCGGGCCACGCCGTTCGCCGGGCCCGACCCGCAGGTGGTGAAGGCCGCCGCCGAGCGCACGTCGGCGTTCATCCGTGGCGTGTCGGCCGAGTTCCGCGAGAGCCTCACCAGTATCACCCTCGATGGTGTGGCCCAGGGCAAGGGCTACAAGGCCCTGACGAAGGACATCCGCCAGCTGCTGGGAGGTGCAGGATTTCAGCAGCGCGCCGAGCTGATCGCCCGCAGCGAGCTGGCCAATGCCTACGTGCAGGCGCAGAAGCAGTACGCCCAGGCCGGCGGGTACCGCTACGTGCGGTGGATCGCAGTCGGCGACGAACGCACCTGCGCCACTTGTGGTAGCCGCTCGGGGCGGATCTTCAGGACCGATGAGGTGAGCGGCACTGCTCACCCCCGGTGTCGGTGCGTCCTTGCCGCGGTGCCGAACGAAGCGGTCGAGGAGCAGGATCCCGAGCTGCGGGCGGTGCTGAGCGATCAGGCGTTCTGGGAGCAGCACCAGAAGGAAGCTGCCGAAACCCTGCAGAAGTCCCTGGGCTGGGACGTGTCGCAGGTGGAGGCGAAGATCCGGCAGAACCTCACCAAGCCGACGGCATCGGAACGGCGGCTGTATCCGGACATCAAACGATCGGCGCAGCCGGTGGGCTGACATCGTGATCCGGACTAAGATCAGCCGAAGCACATCGCGGCGCTGGTCTTGCCTGAGGATCTCGTTCTGTTCCTGGCGATGCTGCTATGCGTCGAGACGCGCAACGCGCCGGCGTGTCGCCATGGCCTCCGCCGTGTCGCGCTCGATAACGACGACCGGGAGGGGATCCGCTTCGTGCAGTCCCTCGTCTCCGCCACCGACCCGGGCGGGCGGTACTGGCTGCGGAACCTGCTGGGCGAGCGGCCCGAGCCGCAGGTGTTGGCGCAGACCTGATCCAGACCCAGACCAGTGCTACGGTCGATCCGGACCACCTGAGTCCAGCTGATGCCTCAGTTCTTCGTCGGTGTGGAGGCAGCCCTTGCCGAGCTGCTGGAGCGCACCGACCGCATCGAATCGTCCCTCGATACCCTCCACGACACCATGACCTCCTTCGAATCTGCCGTCGAAATGCTGGCGGACTATGCGCTGGCCCTGAAGGCCGAGAACGCGCTGCTGACCGCCGATGATGAGGCCGATGCTGAGGCGCTGGCCGCTGCCGAGGCCAAGGTGATCGAAGCGGAGGCCGCCCTGGCCGCCGCCCAAGCCGAGATCGCCGCCGACACCGCCGAAGAGCAGCGACTGCTGGCTCGCATCGCCGAGGTGCTGCCTGTTGCTGAGCCCGAGCCCGAGCCTGAGGAGGAGCCGGTCGTGGGTGATCCCCAGCCCGAGACCGAAGGCTGACTGCAGCGACTACTCCGCTGGCTGCGCATCGTCTGACCACCGCCCCGGCTTCGGCTGGGGCTTTTCTCTGGCGGAAAACTGAATCAGCACCTGCCGCCGGATGACGATCCTCACTCTGGACCCGCTCTGGCGGCCGAACAGCACCGGGCCCGCGCCGCAGAACCGTGAGGACCGCGAGCTGGTCCGCCAACACTCCGGCTATCCGGCCACCGAGTCGGCGCTGACCAGCATCACCGAGCAGATGAACATGGTGGCGGAGCAGTCGCCCGCCACCGTCCTGAAGATCCAGGGCTGGATCGACGAGATCGAAGACCTTGAGGAGCAGCAGGCCGCTGGTGTCGCCGATGGGACGGCATTCCTGGGCAACGTCGAGGAGTACGAGGGCCTGCGGCCCGGCTACAACCCCACCCGCCAGCAGCTTCTGAAACAGGCGGACGTGCTGCAGTGGGACGTCGAGTCGGTCACCAAGGTTCGCATCAAGACCGGCCGTGCCGGCGGCGAAGGCACGGCGACGGGGATGATCAACAGCCGCATCGCGCTGCTCCGCCAGCGGATCCTCGCCGCCCTGGTGCTGGGTGACCTCGGCAGCCAGTACGGCAGCACGATGCTGGAGCGCAGCTGATGGCCAGCCCGTTCGCGGACTTCCCCAACATCCGCCTGGGCTGGCGGCGGCCCACCTCGGCGCCGACGAACCTGCGCGATGGCCTGACGGGCTCCGGGCAGATCATCGCCATCGATGGGTTCCTCACCGGTGATGCCGTCACCCGGGGCCAGTCGACCGCCGGCGCTGCTGCGGTGAGCGCCCGGGCGGCGGGCCTGCCGACGGTGATCACCCCCGGGCAGCGCGCCGGGAAGGTGTTCATCATCCGCTGGGCCCTGGTGCCGCTCGGTGAGAGCTGCTTCGATGCCGGCACCAGCTGGACATGGGACACCACCGCCCTGCGGCCCGTGGGGATGACCGCCAGCGAGCAAGAGCTGCAGGCCTACCTCGGCCCGATCGATGCCCTCCCCACACCCGCCGTCGGCACCATCGGCACCGCGGTCATCGATCAGGTGGGCGGCCCCGCTGGTGATGGTGGCGTCGGCGCCCTGCTCCGCCAGGAGGCCGGTGATCAGCTGTTCATCACCCTCCGGTTCCCGCGGTGAAGGTCTCATTCGGCGCCGACTTCCAAGGCCGGGCGCGGCGGGCTTCGGAGAAGGCGGCCGCCGCGGTGTTCCTGACGTTGAATCAACGTTTTCAGGCAGCACTCGCAACGCCCGCATATTCTTGGGGGCTAGGAACTACGATCAGAAGCAACGGCCAGCAAGTTGGCTCACCAAGGAACATCGTTGACACCGGACTTTTGCGGCAGAGCAACACCGGGCCTCAGATTAATGGACTGAGAGTAAGATATATCTGGCGGGTTCCATACGCTGCAGCTGTTCACGAAGGCGCTCAGTTATCCAACGGAACACTGTTACCTGCTCGGCCGTGGACTTCCGCTGTTTTAGGTTCTGAACCAGTTTCAGGCATCGAACCTTACGACTATCGCAAGGCCTTCAAGGATGCATGGCTGGCCAACTTCCGGGGCAGTTAAAAAGCGCCCCCGAAGGAGCGCTTTTCCTTGCCACACCGGACATCGCCGTGCCCCACCAGGCCACACCGCACCCCAGCGTACCCAAGCGGACCTGAACTGAACTCCAAGGAGCCCAGCAGGGAAGGCCGAAGCCCTCCTTGCTGAGTTCGTCAGCCCTTGCCGTGGCGTGACATGCCGAACCGAAACATGCCGCTCCCAACCGTGCCATGCGGCCCCAGCCGCACCTTTGCTTGCCGCACCACAGCCACCCAGAGAGCGGCAGGGAAGGGCTAAACCCCTCCTTGCTGCCGTCTGCAGCCCTTGATCGAGCGGACCGGACCGTACCTGACCCCACCCGACCCCGCCCAGACTTGCCTTGCCGAGCCTAATCGTGCCCAGCCCAGCCATATCTGGACTTACACCGTCACCGGATGCCAGCGTTTTCATCGCAGCTGAAGATCAAGAAGATCAGCGCAGATCATCTCCTCTTCAGTCAACCGCCGTGGCAGTTGCTGAAGATGCTGGCACAGGAAGGCGCGTGCCCTTCGGGAGAGCTTGCCCCCAGTGAGCAGCTGATCCATGAGCGTCGCAGGGCATCGAGGCGTCATCGTGCCCTCCGTGTGGCAACGGCGAAGGCCTTCTGGGTCTTGTCGAGATCCCAGACCCAGGGAGCACGCGGTGCCGGCGACATGCGGCGGAAATGCGTGCCCTCGATGAGGAACTGCCGCTCGTCTTGCATCTTCCGGTAGCGGAGCAGCGTGATCACGCTGACGCCCAGGGACTGGGCCATCGTGCTGGAATCAACCCATCGGAGCGTGGTGGAAGATTTCATCGGGGTGTCTCGGTGAGTGAGTAGGTCTCGAGGGCTGCCGGATCAGCGGCGGTGAGGCGCTGCAGGACGGCGCGGCATTCGTCGACGTTCCATGCGGTGGGGGCGGTGCGGCCCATCCCGCGGCGGTACCAGCAGACGCCGGGGGTGAAGTGGCCGGCGGTCTTCAGCTTCTGCATCGTGCTGCGGCTGAGCCGGAGCAACTGGCAGGCCTCGTGCGTGTTGACCCACTGCTGGGTCGATGCGATGGCGGTGATCATTCGGGATCCTCCAGCATCGCGGAGAGCCTGGATTCTTCGCTCGCGAGCTCGACGTTCGTTTTCAAGAGCTGCCTGTTCCCTGAGCAGAGCCGTTCGATATCCGCTTCGAGCTGCTGTGCTTCGAGCAAGAGAAG